GCAGCCCAGCTACGACCCAGCGACGCATCAGGTGACGGAGGTGCAGCCGGTGCTGATCGATGGCGTTTGGCGGCAAACCTGGGAGCTGGTGGAACTGACCGACGCCGAGAAGGAGGCCTACTACCGCGCCACGCACCCGCCCCAGTGGCAGGCGTTCGGTGGTGCCGTGTGGTCTTTGGTTCCGGTAAACCAGCTCCTGGCGACCGCTCTGCAATCAGCTCCCGCGCTGGCGATGGCGCTGCCGGTGGGGCTGGGACAGGCCGCACAGGGCGACCAAGCCACGTTCGTCAATGCCTGGCAGGCGGCTCGCAGCGCCGGCTTGGTGGCGGATGAGCTGGTGGCGGCGCTGCAGAGTCTGGCGGTGGCTCATGACCTGCCGCCGGAGTTCGTGGCCGCGCTCGGTGCGGTGGGAAATCCGGGCTGGGAATGGCCCGAGGCACCGTCGCGAGGAGATGAGTGGACGGCACCAGATGGGTCGGTGTGGACGTGGGACCAGCCGCGTGCCGCTGATGGCACCTACCTGGCGGATGATCCGGCAACCGAGGCGGTGGAGTCGGCGTTGCAGTGGCTGCCGGTGGGAGGTGGGGCGTGAGCGTCTTCAGCTTCAGCGATCTGGCGTTTATGGGGGCGGTGACCGTTGCCGGCAGTTATGACCCTGATGCCCAGTCCTACATCACTGCGGTTGAAACTGCTGATGGGCAGGCGCTGGAAACGGGCGTACGCGATGCAATCAATGCTTTTGTCGTTGGCTGCAAAGCTGATGGCATCTGGACTGCCATCAAGGCCTCCTGCATCATGGCCGGTGCCCGCACGCTGGCTGGTGCGCTGGTGCCGCTGGTGGGGACGGCGCCGACGAACTTTAACTTCGTGAGCGAGGATTACAACAGGAAGACGGGGTTGTTGGGGAATGAGGCAAGTAAATACCTTGACTCAAATTATACATTATTAACATCACTCCAAAACAACCGGCACGCTTCCGCTTATGTCACGCAGCCGCAGATGTCGTCAGGAGGCACGATTTTTTATTTTGGAACTGGAAGCACAACAGATCTTGCGTCAACGCAGTTGGGTTTTGTGCAAAGCACTCCGAACGATTTGATAACTCGATGCTCAAATACTGCCAGCTCCCAAGTTAGCGCGTCTCTAAATGGTGCCGGACTAGCTGGGGTAGCTCGCGGCTCAAGCACTGCTTACACGGTGCGCGGAAACGGGCAAACAGTAACCCAGACTGTTAGTTCAGCAGAAGTCAGTGAAAGATCACTAATAGTTTTTGCTAGAAGGTTTAGCAATGCTCTTGGCATACAGAGTCACACCAACGCCCGCCTAGCCTCCTACTCCATCGGCGAATCCCTGGACCTCGCCCTGCTGGATGCCCGCGTCACTGCGCTGATCAATGCTTACGCGGCGGCTATTTCCTGACTCATGCGCTACCTCCTCGACGCCGCCCTGGTCTTCCTCACCCTCGGCCTGACCGAAGCCGTCATCAAGCCCCTGGCCAAGCGCTTCGTACAGCGCCGCCTGCTGGCTGCTGCCCCCGCAATCCTGCGCGAGGTGGACCGCCGCCTGCCCGAGCTGCTGACCCTGCCGACCGGCGAAGCGCTGGAGGCCCGTGTGCGCGAGCTGGCGGAGCAGGCCACGGGGGAGAGCTGGACTGATGACGACTTGGGGCCGCTGTTTGAGCTGTTTGATCTCAGGCGGGCGGTGAGGGCGGAAAGCTAGGACAGTCAGGCGCCGATGTCTCAGTGGACCAGCCAGAGGTCAGCCTTTTAACCCTGGTGGATCGCCTCGCGCGCATGGAAGGCCTCCTGGTGGGCCTGCAGAACTCCATCATTCAGGGCCAGTCGCAGACCTCCGCCTTCATGGCCCGCGTCGAGCGGCTGGAGCAGCGGCAGGTGGAACTGGAAACCCGGCAGGTCACCAAGGAAGACCTGCGCGACCTCTCCACCAAGGTTGACAACCTCATCAAGGCCGAAGCCCGTCACTCAGGCGGCGTTGGTGTCGCCACATGGAGCATCTCGACGGTGGCTGGGTGGGCTGCCGTGCTCATCGCTCTGCTGGCCCTGGTCGGCGTCGGGATGAATCGCGAGCGGATCCAGCAGCAGACCACACCACCTCAGCATCGGACCCCATGAAGCCCTCTGCACTCGTCGGCGCTCTCGGCGCTGGCGCCAAGATCCTCGGCACCGCTTCGACCATGCTGGCGGTCGTCGCTGGCCTCTACCTGGTGGACTGCCGCCGCCAGGCCAGCGGCATGGATCAGATCGACCGCTGCTACCTGTTCGCGCTCAACTCGATCCTCGGCGCTGGCGGTGGAGCCGGCGTCGGCTGGCTGGCCGGCTTCAACACCTACAACCCAGCCCTGCGCAAGGAAGACGAGCCCCGCGGCATCCTCGGCCGTCGTCAGCCCTGAGCCTGCCGCTGCCGGTACGCCTCCACGATGTCGTCCTGATAGCCCTCCAGCTCCCGCGTCTCGGTGCCGCGTGCGCCGATGATCAGCAACGGCGTGCCCTCGCGGATGAAGCAGTGCCTCTCATCCGTTGGCTCCGCCTCCACGCCGATCACACCAGCCAGCAGCGATCCCGCAGCGAACATCGTGCCGGCCGGCAGTAGCTCAAACTCACGGCCGAACACATGCCCTGGTGGACCAGGCAGTCGGTAGAGGGTCTGATTCCCCCAAGCCAGCACTGGTGCAGTCATCAGCCTGCAGCGGCTGACTGAGGTTGCCGGAAACCTGAGGCAACCGCCCTCCCACCGTGGCTGACATCCGGCTGGCGAATGCCGCCAAGGCCTACAAGGGACTGAGCCACCAGACCGCCGCGTTGAACTGGCTGCAGGAGCAGATCCCGTCCGCCACCCTCGCGCAGTTCGCGGATCTTTACCGCGCCGATCCGCCCGCCAAGCCTGAGGCGTCACCATCGCCCGGCATCGACTGGCTGACGCCATGCCTGCCGCTGGTCAAGGAGTTTGAGGGCTGCCGGCTGGATGCCTACCTGTGCCCGGCTGGCGTCTGGACGATCGGCTGGGGGCACACGGGCCCGGAGGTGAAGCAAGGCTTGCGGTGGACGCAGCAGCAGGCTGACGCCGCGCTGGCGGCTGATCTCCACGAAGCGCATGCCGGCATGTTGCAGGCGCTGCCGATGGCTCGCAGCTACTCGGGGCCACGCCAGGCGGCGCTGACCTCGTGGGTGTTCAACATCGGCGCCAGTGCAGCGGCAGACTCCACCCTGCGGCGGCGGCTGGCCGCTGGCGAGGATCCGGCCACGGTCGTGCGTGAGGAGCTCCCGCGCTGGAACAAGGGCGGCAGTGGCGTCCTGCCCGGCCTGGTGCGGCGTCGTGCTGCGGAGGTAGCGCTGTTCGCCGGTGGCCCTGCTGGTGCGGCGACGGCTCCGCAGGTGGGGAAGGTGCGGCCATCTGATCCGTTTAGCACCAGGCTGACGCCACACATCACGTTGGGTGAGTTCGCGCTGGGTCAGGAGGTCCGGCGGTTCCAGCAGCAGCATCAGGTCGACACCGCCGCCGAGCTGGCAGCCTTCCTTGAGCGGGTCCGCTCACGGTTTGGCAAGCCGGTGATCATCACCAGTGGGTATCGACCGCCGGCGATCAATGCGTCCGTTGGTGGTGCCAGCGGCAGTGAACACCTGTACAACGCGCCTGGGGTCGGCGCCGTTGACTTCTACGTTGACGGTGCGTCAATCCAGGTCGTACAGGATTGGTGCGACAAGGAGTGGCCGTACTCGCTCGGCTACGGGGCGCTCAAGGGCTTTGTGCATCTCGGCATCAGGCAGGGCCGGCCGCGGGTGAGGTGGGACTACTGACGCCGTGACCGTGAGCCACCGCATCGAGGGGGCGGAGCTGGTGACGAAGCGTGAAGGCAAGGCCCGCCTCAGGCGCGGGATCTTCGATGCCTGGGGCCATGGCTGCGCCTACTGCGGCGCCGCGGCGGACACGCTCGACCACGTCCGGCCCGTGGCCCGCGGAGGCCTCACGGTGCCGGGCAATCTGGTGCCGGCCTGCTCACCATGCAATCTCCGCAAGGGCCACGCCGATGCGCTCGACTGGTTCCGTGCTCACCACGGATGGAGCTCTGACCGCGAGCAGCGCCTGCTGGACTGGATCGCCGCCTAGACGCCCGGTTCGTCCGACTCGCTGGGGCCACGCCGCGGTGGCTCGCCGGCTGGCTCCAGCCCCATCGACACGCACAGGGCCTCAAGCTCCGCCTGGGCCCTGACGCCACTGCCGGTCTCAATGCAGATGCCCTGCCCGCACACCCGCCACACCGGCTGACCATCGCGGATCACCATCTCGCGGGTCGGCAGGCTGCGGGCGTCCATAGCGGCCGTGCTGGTGGGATAGGTTGCCGTCTCAGCGGCTGAGATCGCCTGCGGGGCAGTGGTTCCGGCCGATTGCCTCAGATCTGCGCTTTAACGACTGTATCTAATGAGAAGGTGCTCATAGCGCAGGCTAGTCTCCGCAGGCTTTCTCGGCACTCTATGGCGCCCTTGGTCATCGGCTACGCCCGCGTCTCCACCGAGGAGCAGGCCGATGCCCTGCCGCCGCAGGTGTCCCGCCTCCATGCCGCCGGCTGCGATCGGGTGATCAGCGACGTGGAGAGCGGCCGCAGCAACGACCGCGATGGCCTGCTGGAGCTCATGGCCCTGGTGCGGGCTGGTGACGTGCGTGAGGTCGTCGTGGATCGCCTCGACCGACTGGGTCGCGATGCCGCCTATGCCGATACGCTGCTCGCCGAATGCGGCGCCAGAGGCGTCACCGTGCGCGCGCTGGTGGGCGGCGTGATCGAAACCACCACGCCGCAGGGTTTCCTGATGGCTCGCCTGCAGACCGGCCTGGCGGAGATGGAATCCAGGATGCTCAGCCTGCGGATCCGCCGGCAGTTCACCGTCTACCGGGCCGAGGGCCGCCACCTGCGCCGGCGTAAGCCGTTCGGCTACCAGGGCGGACCTGATCACCACCTGGCGCCACATCCTGAGCAGTGGCCGCAGGCGCTGCGGATCATTGATGAGCTGCGGATGATCGGCAGCTTCTCCGGTGTCGCGTCACGGATGCCGGAATGGTGCGACTGGAAGCCGGCGCCGACGAACCTGCAGGGATGGTTCTGCAACCCAGTCATCCGCGGGCACATCGGCCACCTGTACGACAAGCGGAGCGGTAAGGGCTGGCGGCAGCACTGGCAGCACATCCAGTACGACCAGCACCCAGCGCTGATCAGCGAGGCGGACTGGCGTGATCTGGCGGAGATGCTGCGCCGACCTCGTAACCGCTTTCTTGGTGGCGGCACCACCGACACAAAGCACGGCCTGACCGGCCTGTTGCGTTGTGCATCCTGCGGCCACCTCATGCGAAGGAACAGCTCAGCTGGCGTCGCCTGGTGGCGCTGCAGGCATCACCTCTGCCAGGAACGCGGTGGGGCCAGGGAGGAACGGATCCTGCCGGTGGTGATCGCGGCATGCGTCGCGCAAGCTCACCACCTGGCGCAGATCGCAACCGAGCAGCCGGGGCCGGATCCGGCGATTGCGGCGATGGCGGATGAGCTGCAGCTGATGGAGCGGATGGCAGCACGCAACCCAGGCAACCGGGCAATGGCGGCAGCGGTTGAGGAGCAGCGGCAGCGGATCGAAGCGCTGCAGCGAGTGGATCAGCCGGTGATTGATCCGGGCACGCTACAGGCGCTGCAGGATCCGCACTTCTTCAGTGCTGCGACAGCAGAGCAGCAACGGGCGTTGTTTGCCGCGGTGCTGCAGTCGGTGCTGATTGGGGTACATGGCGACCCGATCGCACCTCAGCCGCGTAGGTCTCCAGCCGGCTGATGAGCGCCTCACGCAGGGTCAGCGGTTTGCTCACTCCACCCTCCCCTTGAAGCTGGCGCACCAGCGGGCGAACACGATGCCCTCGTCCTGCGGGTCCGGGTGGCCCAGGTCGCAGCGCTCGGCGTCCCAGTGGATGCACTGCTCACAGGTCGGTGGCTCCGCCTCCAGGTCCGGGATCTCCATCACCTCGGTGACGTTCAGCTCCTTCTCCAGGTGCTGCCGCAGGGTCGCCATCGCATGCTCCAGCGCCTGGAAGCGATCCAGTAGCTTCGCTGCCCTGGTGGCCGCCACTGCATCCACTCGCGCGGTGATCTGGTCGTAGCGCAGCTCGTAGGTGGTGAACCTCTCACTGCAGCTCGAGCAGACGCACCGACGCCGGACGCGATCCATCAGCCGGCGGGACTCGAGCACCTGACGGGCGGTGGCGCCACAGCTGGGGCAGGTAATGCCGTCGATGGTGGTGGTCATCCCAGCGACCCCATCACCGTGCCGTGGCCGTTGTAGCGGCCGGTCGCCCGGTAGCTGCGGCGTGGCGGCACGGCTAGGCGCTGCCAGACCATCTGGCCGATCCGCATGCCGGGCCATAGCGGGATGTTGTGCAGCTGGCGGCTGTTGTGCAGCTCCAGCGTCAGCACCGATCCGTGCCAGCCGGGATCGCAGTAGCCGGCCAGTAGATGCTCCAGGCCTTCGCGGGCACGGCTGGACTTCAGGACGAACTGCGCGGCGATCGTGTCCGGCAGGTTGAAGGTCTCGACCGTCTGCGCCAGCGCGAACTGCCCGGGCTTCATCCAGTACGGGTCCGCTTCGTCGTGGTGGTGCAACGGATACGGCACCAGAGCGGGTGACTCCGCGGATTCGATCAGGATCGTGTCACCCAGCCGCACGTCGAGGCTGGCCGGATTGAGCAGCGCCGGGTCGTATGGGCTCACCATGCCGGCGCGGCAAAGCTCATCAATCTGATGGTCAACGAGGATCACTTGCCCAGCTCCGCGAATGGTGACGGCAGGTTGCCGGTGAGCGTGTCGAGTGCCACCAGCTCGCGGAAGTAGCGGCGGCGGGCATCGTGCGCATGCCAGGCCAGCAGCAGCGCCCGCAGTTGATCCTCGGTGCAGTCGTCGATGGTGGCCGGCAGCGGCCCGGGGGCCAGCGCATCGGCTTGCTTCTCCAGGATCACCCAGTCGGCGCCGTAGAGATGCGCACGCTCCTGCGCGCAGCGGATGTTGTCGGGAATCATGCGTGGGTCCAGTGAAGACCGGCGGCGGTGCCACCGGTGCGGATTGCGTGCTGAATGGCCTGGCGGCAGATGCTGAACCGTGCTGCTGCCGCGCGGACCGAGGGGTAGCTCCAGCCGGTCTCGACAGCGCGGACGGGCCGGGGCTCCATGGCGCGACGCGGGAAGCGGGCGGCGATGCTGTCGGCCAGCTCCCGGTCTTCGAGCAGCAGGAACAGCCGATCGGCGGGGATACCGCCGAAGGTTTCCGGCTTCTCGCGTGCCGCTTGGCGGAGATCACTGCGGCGGAAGAATCGGGCATTGCGCCCACCGCGGTGATGCGGGATGCCGCGACGGTTGGTCCATCGCTGCGTGGTGTCGATCCCGATGCCGAGCGTCGCGCAGACGTAGCCGCTGCTCACCCAGTCGCCCTCAGCTCTGGCGGAGATGCCGGCGCGGCTCAGGCGGGTCAGGATCGCGCCGTGGGTGCGGGCGGTGAAGCCCTGCCGCTTGGCCCAGTTGTTGTAGCTGTGGATGAGCCGATCAGGTGGCTGATCGCCAGCCATCTGCTCCAGCATCTCCATCTCGCGGGCGGTCCATCTGGCGGGCTTCACGGCACCCTCCACACCTGCTTGGCAATGCCGGGATGCTGCAGCTCACCAGCCCGGTAGAGGTCGGTCAGGGCACCGCTGAGTGTGTGCCGCCAGCGCAGGCGACCGTTGGAGCAGATCGGCTGGGTGTCGCCGGGCAGCAGCGGGATTGCGCCACTGCCGGCCCAGCGGAACACGTCGCGGCTGTGGAACAGATGGCCACGAGCCTTGGTCTTGAGCCAGGCCCGCAGGATGGTGCGCCAGCTGGCGCGGTCGCGGTGGGTCATGGCTTGCGCTCCTGCCGCTGCTGCTCCAGCAGGAACCGCGCCCAGCCGATGTGGGTCATCAGGGCGTGAGGGCCGGGTGGAGTCGGGTAGGACTGCTGCCACCAGGTGCGGAAGAGGACTTCGAGCTCGGAGTCGGTGGGGTTGGTCATGGCGCAAGCCTCGCTTTGTGAAGTCGGTTTGTCTGATACCAGCCGGCGATCTCCGGCGCCCATGCCTGCAGGTGAGGCCAGAGCAGATCGCACAGCCAGCGGATCTCCTGCTGTGCATCGAGCTTTGCGCGGAGATCCAGGAAGTGGAGCAGGGCCCGGAGTGAGAAGCTGACGACGAAGTGTTGACGAACGTCGAAAGCGAGCAGTCCGCGGGCGTGTTCTTCGGCGAAGCCGTGCGTGTCAACACAATGCAAGTAGTGGTCGGCAATGGTTCTCAGCATGTAGAGGTCATCGCCGCGCATGGCGTTGGTGTACTCGTACCGCTTGCCCTGGCGATCGCTGTAGCTGCCGACGGGCCGCAGGTAGAACACATCCTCCAAGTGCAGCTCACCTCGCGCAGCAGCGCAGACACGAGCGCCCGTGTACCGCAGACTCTGCACATCAAAGCTGCAGCCAATGCGATGCGTCCGCGCCTGCTGCATCACCGAATGCGGAAAGTAGCCGACGTTGAACACGATCTGAGCGTGCTCCAGTGGCCCGTAATGGCCTCGCTCACCGGCGAGCAAGCGGCGGACGGCGATCTCACCGGCCTGGCGCTCAGTGGGCCAGCCATCACGATCGTGGCAGACGTAGCCCTCGCTGTAGTCCTGGTGCATCCCGACCCAGCAGGCGGTCTGCGGGTTTGGCGTGGCGGTCACCACGTCAACGCGGAATAGTGGATCCATTAGGAGTCCTCCTCCACCAGCTGCACCAGCACGGCATTCGGGTGCCGGTTCTGGCAGAACTCCACCGCCTGCCTAGCGCTGTAGGCCCTCACGCGGCTGGCCATCGGTGGGGCGCCGCGCATGTAGACATTGACCCAGAAGTAATCGGCCTCGGGGTCAGAGCAGCGGGTGATGCCTTCGCCATTCTGGTGGCCCTGCTCATAGCTGTCTCTCCAGACTCCCTTGGGAACTGTTGTCGTCATCAGGTGAGTTGCGTGGGGTCCATTCGATGCACCAGTTGCTGTCATGCACGGTCGGGAACGGCGGCATTGCCCATAGGCAGACCAGCCGGCCACGCTGGCGGCGGGCATAACCGCAACTGGCGCAGGTGGTCATCACCGCTGCTGTTGCAGCAGTTGACGTTCACGGGGTGCTAGCTGCTGCTCCTGGTTCATGGCGATGCCGGCCATGAACACCGTCGCCGCGGTAAATGCCATCAGCACCAATGTGCCGAGGATGCTCACTCCGCGACCGGCATCGGACGGGGTAGCAGTCGTAGTCCAGTGCTTGAGGGGCGGCGTCGGATCCCAGCCTTGGATGCGACCACGAGCACCAGCAGGCCGATCAGCGGAGCGTGCATGGCGCATCGAGACGAAGGGTGGCAAGGACAGTGGCGCCGGGGTGGCGGCTCTTGAAGCAGCTGACGACCCTTTCAACGGTGAAGTTGCTGGGGCAGATCCATTCGAGTTCATGGCGTTCTCCGAGGGTGTTCTTGTAGGCGATGCGGACGACCATTTAGACCAGCTCCTTCCCTGACATGGACGGCAGGCTGTAGTCGTAAGCAGCAGGCGGATCGTTCGCGCCTTCGATGACCTCCTTGATGGTCTGAAGCTGCTCGGTGATGCCTTTGATCAGGCTGCGATCCAGGGGTGCCAGGTCGTCCCAGGCGTTGTCGTTGATGGCGCGGGCCGTGGACTCTGTTGCATCCAGCAGACCCAGCAGCAGCGGCAGCAGGGGGCGCTGCTTTTCGGGCAGGGCCTCGATGGCCTTGCGGTCGGCAAACCAGCGGCCCGGATCGGCAGGCATGGAGTCGCGGGCGGCGGTCAGGATCTGATCGCTGATGGCGCCGTCGCACTGAAGCTCGTTGATGGTGGTGGCCATGGGTGGTGTGGTGGCGAGAGTGTTGGGATCATGGCGCCCCGGTTGCGATACCGGGGCAGCTTGTGGCGTTACTTGATGGTCCAGGAGCGGCGCTCCACCAGCTGCGCACCGGGCACGGTGGTGCCGGCCTGGATGGCAGCCTTGATGGCGGTCTTGTCGGCGCTGTAGCTGGTCTTGACCCGGTAGAGACCGTCGGGCAGGTCCACCGGTGCGATGTCCGGGTCCACCTCGACGGTGGTGACGCGGCGGCTGCTGAGCTTGTGCTCGGGCAGTGCCCAGCTGGTGCGCTCAGGGTCGATCCGCTCCAGTGCCGCGGTCAGGCGGTCCTGCAGCACCTCGGCGCGGTGCTCGGCTTCGCTGGCCAGCTCGGCCAGGCGGCGGGCATGCTCGCGTTGGTTGACGGCCTGAGCCCGCAGGTGGTCGATCAGCCAGCACCAGGCATCGGCCTTGGCTTCCAGTGCCTTGCGGTTGTCGGCCTCGCTGGCGATCAGTGCCTCCAGGTCAGCGGTGGCGGTCGCCACCTCCTGCGGGTCGTCGGAGAACAGGAGCTCCGCAGCGTGGTCAATACGGGACTGGACTAGCAGCGCCTCGGAGGTGAGGGCGTAGAGGGATGTCATCGGGTGGTGTGGTGGTGAATGGTGTGGGCTGCTGCCCTGCCGGGAGCATAGCGCAACGCTACCGGGGCAGCAAGGTTTGCAACGGTGGGCAGGCTGCAGCGGTGGGAACCGGGCCCCGGCGCAGCGGCCGGAGCCTTTTTCTCGCTCAGGCCTTGGCGTAGGCCAGCTGCAGCAGCTCGCGCTTCGACAGCCGGCGCCGCACACCGAGCAGCTCGCGTAGCTGGCGATTGCTGAGGGCCTCCAGCGACGCGGTGCGCACCGGTTCCGGTGCCGTAGCGGGCACCAGCAGCGCGGCATAGCGGCGGCCCAGGGCCTCGCTCCAGATCGGCAGCGCATCCCAGAGGCGCCGGGCATGTCGGCCGGCCTTGTGGGTCAGCTCCGCGGCGACGTAGAGCACGGCGGCGATCGTCACCAGCGCGGCGCGGATGCGGGCCCGGTGCTCGTAGGCGATGGCGGCCAGCAGAGCGATGCCAGCGGCCAGCAGCTGAGCAGCGAGCCAGCAGGCGCGGAAGCCGGCGGCGGTGCGTGTGGCGTAGTCGGCCCAGGGAAGGGCCTGCAGGCGAGCCAGGGCGGCCCGGATGGTCGTGGTGGTCATTGTCGGAATGCTGTGGGGTGATCAGCCGGGGCGAACTCAGCGCCTCACCGGTTGATGTGGTCAGTGTACCGTGGATCTGCCGGGCGGGGTGGTTCCCGCCGGCTGCATCGGGTCCGTCCCGGTGTGGTGGTGGGGAGGCTCTCGGGCCTCCCCTGCACCGCCTCAGGCTGCGAGCCAGGCGCGGGCCTCGGCCTCGGTCATGTCGCCGGTGACAGGCCAGCTGTCGACCTGCAGGCAGGTGACGCGCTCCCAGCTGTAGCCGGTCCAGGTGCCGCTGATCCGGTCGAGTCGGATCGAGCTGCCGGAGGGCTTGAGCGGGTTGGTGGAGATGACGTGGGTGGAGCTCATCGGTCAGCTGCGGTGGTGTGGTGGTTCGGGATCGCTCCCGATGCAATGCAGTGTAGCCCATAGCGTGACAGTTGGCAGGGGCCCGGGCTGACCGGGCCGCACCGCCTCAGTACCGAGCGGCCAAGGCGCCGGCCAGGTGCTGCAGGAAGTGGTGCACGTCGCCGTTGCGGAAGTCGATCTGGCGCAGGATGCCGGCGATCTGCTCCTGTTCGTGCGCCGGCGCGGACTGGATGGCTTCGATCACGCAGCCGGTCGGGATCATGTGCGGCGTGCCATCGGGAGCGGTCACGTCGTAGATGCGCTCGGCGAGATCCTTCTCGGCGAAGAAGCGGGACAGGTAGGTGGCGGTGGTCATGGGTCGGTTGCGGTGGTGTGGTGGGCCGGGATGGGCTCCCGGCGGGCCGTGGGGTGGTCAGTTGTGGTAGGTCAGCTCCGGGGCCTGGTCGACCGGCTTGTATCCGCCTTCAAGGCAGCGCTTGTAGTGGCGGCGAGCCTGCTCCAGGGTGTACGTGGTGAAAGCGCTCCAGCTGCGGGGGCCGCCGAAAAGGATCACGCCTTCACCGTTGGCACTGGTGCTCATGGCGGTGACCTTGGATCCTTTGACGGAAAAGCTCACCACGTTGATGTAATCCTCTCCAGAGTTTCCGGTCCAGTTGAGCTGCAGGGTGTGGGTCATGGTCTATCGGGTGGTGTGGTGGCCCGGCTCTCTCGCCGGTCCCCATAGTGTAGCCCATGATGTGACGCACCGTGGGCACCGCTGTCGCATCACGTCACACGCCGCCTGGCTCGGTAGGCCGCGATCCGCTGGCGCTGCCACTCCTTACCCTCTGGTGATCGCCTCCAGCAGTCGCGGCACAGCAGCCCATACCGGCCGCTCCGGCCCTTGCCGCAGGCGCATAGCAGCGGCTCAGCCGGTGGCAGCTCGCCACGTAGGCGGGCGCGGCGGCGGCGTTGGCGTTCGGCGGCAGAGTCCGGGCTCACCAGTCGCCCTCCTGCTCGATGCGGACCCAGCCGGGGCACAGCTCGCGGGCGGCGAGGGTGGCCCGCTCCCGGCTGGTGGCGAGCAGGCTCTGGTGGCTACCGTCGGGGAAGACGACGCGCCAGGGGCGGAGGTGGTGGGGCATTGCGTCCGGTGCGGTGGGATGGGTGCCGGATGGGCTCCGGCGGGCCGTGGTGATCAGGCGGCCTGGCAGAGCTCCCAGGTGGTATCTGAGATCAGCTGATAGGTGCCAGGGCCGAGCACGGCGTCCAGAGCGTTGCTGATGGGGATGCCGGATTCGGTCAGGGTCAGGACGACCATCGAGATGGCTTGCTCCTTGGTGCAGCCGGTCTGGGTCAGGCAGTAGTTGAGGGCTTTGGTGATCTCGGGGCGACGGGTGGCGGTGGTCATGGTCGGTGGTGTGGTGGTTGTTCAGACTGTAGCCCATGGCGTGACGCCTGGCAAGGGTCAGGCGGTGAGCACAGCCGCGAACACGTCGTTGCGCAGGTTGGCCACGTGCTCGCGCTGGAAGGCAACGTCCTGAGACTTGAACCAGGCGACGAAGGCGGCGATGCCGTCAGCCTCGGTCGCGTAGATGCCGACCTTGATGCTGGTGGGCACGGTGCCGGCGAAGGAGAACCCACCATCACCGCTGATCAGGTGGGTGCCGAAGGTGCCGGCGGAGAGAAGGGGAGCGGTCATGGCTGGCGGTGCGGTGTGGTGGTGGCCCGAATGCGCTCCGGGCGGGCGGTGAGCAGTCAGGCCAGGGACGCACTACAGGTGCTGATCCAGTGCTGCAGTTCCTCAAAACGGCGACGCAGCTCCAGGTAGCGGCCGGCGTCGCTGTGCGGCTTGAAGCTTCGCAGCTCAGCTGCGACTGTCTCCGCTTCGGCGGTGAACTGGTCGATTAGGGCCAGGGTCTGAGCCTGCATGTTCTGCGCAGCCTCCGGGCTGCCGTGTGGGGTTGCCCCCTGTTCCCAGAACTGTAGCCCATAGCGTGACTCGGCGCAACCCTGCGGGCCGGTCAGCTCACCACTTCGCCCGATCCGCCCAGAACGCCGCGCTCATCCGGCCCTTCGCATTGCCGAGCGCCGCGGCACCTCCGCACCCCCAGCACCTCCACGCCCGGATGCAGCTGCCGGAACAGCCAGCCGGCCGCGTACTGACTGCGGGCCTGGATCAGCTCATCACGGGTGCGGCAGGCATCGAGGCGGATGCAGACCCAGTAGGGGCGGAGGTCACGGTGCATCGGTCAGCCCTTCCAGGGTCCACTTCGCATCTCGCACCGGAGCGCCACAGCTGGGGCAGAAGTTGACGCGGGGAGCACCGGGCACCGGCTGACCGATCACCGGACAGACCAGCTCGCCATCAGGTGGGCCGATCTGAAACCATCCGAGCAGCGGCCGGATTCTTGGCCACCAGTCGCAGCAGGGCTCAGCCATGCCCCTCCAGCTCCTCCGCCAGGTTGCGCAGCTCCCGGCGGGTGCGGTCGTCGGGGCTCCAGTGGTCGAGCGGGCCGTCGGTGGCCGTGACGTGCTGGTGATCGGCGAGGGCGCGGAGGATCCAGCGGGCCAGCGTGGCGCCACTGGGTTGGTCCTCGTAGAACCTGACCTTGGTGGCATCAAGCACCGCCTGCGCCGCTGGCGACAGCTCAGCCATCACCCCTCCCCCGCATCGCCGCCTGCGCGTAGCCGGCCACGTCCTCCCAGTGCTGCGGGTCGTGAGGGTCGGCGCCAGACAGGATCCGCGCCATCTTGTGGGCGATCATGTCGAGCGCCTCGCGGTGGCCATGACTGAGCCGGGTCCAGTTGCGGCCCAGCCGGAGCTGCAGCTTGAGGTTCTGCGACACCTCGCCCACGGCCTCCATGCCGCCGTGCTGGTGGTCGCGGTTGGGGGTGTCAGTCGTCATCGCCACCGTCCTCCCTGGCGTTGCAGCAGTCGATCCAGCCCTGCAGGTAGGCCCGCCGGTAGTCGGCGGCCTGCTCTGGTGCCACCCAGTCCGGCAGCTCGATTCGGCTCTCGGCTGGGCCCGGGTGGATGTAGCTCAGGCAGTAGCCGCCGGGCTCCCGCAGAGAAAACGCCATGTTGCTGTGGCCAGTGTTGCGCTCTATCCACCGCCGGCACCGCTCGCGGGACTGGCAGCTGGCGTCGTGGCAGCGGGTGATGTCGTGGGCGAGTGCCATCACGCCTCCACCCCCATGGTGAGCTGCCCGTTCCGCTCCCACTCGCGCTGCTGCAGGACGAACCGCATCTCTGGCGTGAGAACAGCGCGGAACTCATCCACGTCGTCGGTGCTGGTGCCATCTGGTAGCACCAGCCACTCATTGCCGGGTTTGATGGCGTCTAGCTCGGTGAAATCGGCCGGGTGAGATGTGACGTTTGTGTAGTCGACGCCATTGATCACGCAGTCCAGATCCACTTCGTCCCTGCCCATCTGCATGGCCTGGTTCCGGCTCTCGGCCCAGACCATCGCTTCCCCGGTGGTCTCTTGGGTGCGCGTGACCCGCACGCGCCACAGCTGCAGGTCCGCCATCACGCCCTCACCTGCACCGGCATCACCAGATAGGTGAAGCCCTCGTCGTCGCCCACCGGCTCCAGCACCACGGGCGTGGTCGGAGCGTTGCACTGCAGCACCACCTGCCCGCAGGCCATCGCCTTCAGGCCATCGAGCAGATAGCGGACGTTGAACGCGATGGTGATCTCACCGCCGGTGATCGCCGCCTTCAGCGTCTCCGAGGCCTTGCCCAGATCCTGCGCATCGGCCCGAATGGTGACCTGATCGGCGTCGGGATCCGCCAGCAGCTTGACCACGTTGGTGTGGCTGTCGGCCAGCACGCTCACCCGCTCCAGGGCCGCCATCAGCGCCCGGCGGTCCACCACGATGCTGCGCTGGAAGCCGGATGGCAGCAGCGAGCGGTAGGCGGGATACGTGCCTTCGAGGATCCGGGTGGTGAGGATCCGATCGGCGCTGCTCAGCACCGCCTGCCCCTTCCCGGTGTGCAGCTCCAGCTGGACGCCCTGGTCATGACCGATCAGGCGGTCCAGCTCCTTCAGGCTGCGAGCCGGGATCGTCAGCGCGAAGTGATCGTCGCTGGCGTCGTGGTCCAGGGTCAACACCGCCAGCCGGTGGCCGTCGGTTGCGGCGCACTCCAGGCCGCTGTCGTCGAGCTTGAGATGCACGCCGGTCAGCAGCTGCTTGCTCTCGTCGGTGCTGCTGGCGAACAGCGTCGAGCGCAGGCCCTGGAGCAGGGCACCGGCGTCGATGGTGACCGGGGCGCCAGACTGCTCCAGAGGCAGGTCGGGGTAGTCGTCGGCCGGCAGGCCTTGGAGCTCATAGCTGCCGCTCAAGCTGGTGATGGTCACCGTTTCACCGGTGGCCGCCAGGGTCAGCGGCACGCCTTCGGTCAGGCGGCTGGCGATGTCCGACAGCAGCCGGGCCGGCAGGGTGATGGCGCCGGACTGCTCGACTGCCGCGGGGATGGTGGTCTGGATGCCCAGCGACAGGTCGAAGCCCGTCAGGCTCAGGCAGCCGGTGGCCTTGTCGGCCGCCAGCAGGACATTGGCCAGGACCGGATGGGATGGCCTGGCGGAGACAGCGCGGCTGACCAGCTGCAGAGCAGCGGCCAGCTCGGTCTGGGAACAGGTGAGGTTCATGGGGTGGGTCAGAACGGGATGCTGTCTTCGTCAAAGCCATCGCTGGCTGCGTTGCTCTGGAACACCGGCGGCGCTGCGGCCTGGGCCTGCTGCGGTGCCGCAGCCGGAGCAGCAGCAGGCGGCGGCGTACCGGCAGGTTGCCCGGCCTGACGCAGCACGCGCCAGGTGTCGGGCTTGATCACCAGCGACACCCTCGACTCGCCATCACGGCTGGTGTAGCGCTCGGTCTTGATGCGGCCGATCACCTCCACCAAGTCGCCCTTGTGGGCGCCATCGGCAAAGGCCTGGGCCTCCTCGTTCCAGATCTCGATCTTGAACCAGTCGGTCTTGTCCTTTTCGTCGCGCTTGGCATCCGGCCAGTTGATCGCCATGCGGGTATTGGCGACAGCGCTGCCGGACTGGAAGTAGCGCACCTCAGGCTCGGCACCGAGCCGACCGACGAAGCGGTGCGACTCGGCTCGGGCGATGGTGCTCAGGATCTCAGCGGTGTTCATTGACGGGGTGTGGTTGAGGTGAGTGGTCAGGCAGCGTCAGGCTCCGCCCAGGTCATCGGCGGGTCGTCGTCGACCGCCTCCGGCTCGGGCTCGGCATTCCACCGCTCGATCGTCTCGGGCGATGCGCCGGCCCGAGCCAGGCGGCCCAGCACTTCGTCGGGCAGCTGCCCCAGGCTGTTGACCTGGAACTGATCCAGCATGGCGGTCATGCCGGTGGCGGTGATGCCGCCATCCTTCAGCCGGCGGATGGCCTGCGCCTGCAGCTGGTCGCGACTGGGAGCCTCAGAGACCTGCGCGACGACGACGCCATTCTCGTCGATCGGACCCGTGGCGCCCAGCTCCTCCGGCGTGTAGGCACCCATGCCGCCCAGCGCATCGGGGCAATGGGTGCGCATGCCGGCGGTGAGGCAGCGCGCGAACAGCATCGCCTCCGGGTACTGGGCCCACGGGCCGGAGGTCTTCACCAGGCCGGCACGCTTCGCCATCTCCATGGTGAAGGTCTCCACGCCCAGCTCCTCCTTGCCGGCGAGGAACTTGATGCGGCAGATCGTGTCGGTCTTCTCCAGCACCCGGTAGTCATAGAGCGGGTGCCGCTTGATCGCCTGCGCCAGCAGGTTGGCGCCGAAGCCGGGCTTGCCGTTGATGACGGTGACGCCGGAGTGCGAGGCGAACGGGCCGAAGCCGGCCTCTGCACCGGCGAGGATCTTGATCGCGCACTCGGCCATGTGCTGCTCGGCGTTGCCGGAGCGGCCGAACAGACCGGAGGCGGAGAACAGACGGGCGAGCCGCTGCAGGTCTTCAATGCCAGAGAGCTGCAGGCTGAAGCTGGCGCCGGGTGCAGCAGCCAGGCTGCTGCCATTGGTGAGGGCGAGCGCGCCGGATGGGGGGCTCATGGTCGGTGGGGTGTGGTGGCTCCGGCATCGTAGCGCACCGGAACCGTAGCGGTACAGTTGCGGTGCCGCAGGACTGCGGCGGCAGTACAGGTGTACGCCTATCCTGCTTGAAAGACCACCACGCCATAGCTCGATGATCCGCATTCACTGCTCCACCACTGAAGAAGCCGACGCCACCTGGCAGCTGCTGGCTACCGGCGACATCGGCCATTCATGCGAGCTGCACCTCGATGGCGCTGGCCTGCAGGCGGTGCTCTGGCGTGATGAGGCTAGTCGTCGCCTCCGTTTCCGCCGGACTGCTTGCGGTTCAATGTCAATTCCGAATACAGCTCCACAGGCCCATAGTCCCGCGCACTGAGCCCGCGCAGGTGGCGGACGATCTGGCTCAGGCTGTAGAGCTCCGCCTCGAAGTCCTCCGCCGAGTAGCTGGTGATCCCCATCAGCACTGACCCCAGCCGCTCGCGGCGGTCCGTGTCGCTCACCGGGTAGGCCTTGAGGATGCGGCGCAGCTTGTCCCGTGTCGGCAGGTCCGGCTTCACCAGGCTCAGCAGCAGCTGGCTCAGCTCTTCGCTGATCTGCGGGCCCTCGTTCGGTGCCAGCACCGGCGACTGCACGTAGTCGAGCTCCAGGTGGCCGGCGGCGATCTCAAACCAGTCCGCGGGCGTCAGTGCTTCGTTTTCGTACTCCGGATGCGGCAGCCAGTGGGCAGCAGCCAGCCAGTCGCGCTTGACCTTGTAGGTCTCGGGCAGGCCCAGCTTCGCGATCGTCGCATCCTCGCCCTTCACCTGCCACAGCCAGATCGCTTGGTTGGCGGCACCCAGTGCATCGCAGTAGCTGGTGGACAGCGGCCGGCTGAAGCGGTTGCGACGCAGCTCGGCGATCTTGCTGTCTGCCAGCCAGCCGCGTTCATCCATCCCCCAGTCGGCGATGCGGCTCAGCTGGCGGGTGGTGAGGTTCGAGCGGCCCAGCCAGTAGTTGATCGCGTGGCCCAGGTGGGCGCGGCCGTGATTGTGGCGATCGGTTGCAGGCAGCAGCGGATGGGTGAGCGGCGGCGGTGGAGTGATCGGCTCCTCGGGTGCGTTGCTCATGGGGCCGAGGTCGGGGTGGTGGGAGATGTGGAGTCTCATTGTCCCACCGTAGGCGTAGCGTCCCGCTACCGGACCGCTACGATGCGCTCCGCCTCCTCAATGCTGCGTGCGATTCCCGCCCTGCCGCCGGCTTGACGGATGTGCTCAATGAACGCGGTCTGCTGCGGTGTGGGGCGGCCGGTGGGGCTTTTGACCTCCACGGCGGTGAACACGGCGACGGTCTGGCCCACCATGTCGGGGGTGATGGTGACCGAGTGGTAGCCGATCAGGTCGGCGCTGCCCTCGCACAGGCCGAAGCGCACCGGGCGGCCTTGCTGGTCGCGGAGCATGCCGGTGTTGTTGCGCCAGAGGCGGGTGGCGCCCTTGGACAGGGCCAGGCGGATCTGCTGCTGGGTGGTTTGCTCGGTCAAAATGGAGGCTCCGTTGTAAGCAGCTCAACCGAGAGGCCTTGCGACATCAGAAACAGATTGTCACGTTCCTCGATCCATGGCAGGTACTGGTCGATGTGCCGCGAAACATCAACACCCAGCATCTTGGCGCCGAGAGTCGGCGACATTCCAGACGCAATGGAGCGAACCGCCCAGGCATGACGAAGGTCAAGAGGCGTCAGCGGCAAGCCGTATCGTCGAAACTGCTCTGAGGTTCTTTGCCCGATCTGCTTAAGGGTTGTTTTAGTCAGACAAGTTTGCACCGATGGAAGAGCGCGGCAGTCTTCGCCCAGCGCCATAACGTCAAAGGCTGAAAGCCAGTCAACAGGACACGGCAGCGCAATCCTTTCCCCCGACTGTTGGATTTCTTTTACGATCAGATGGAATCCACTGCTTTCGTTTAGGCCAGCAAAATCACAGAAAAAAGCCTCATAGTTTCTAAGGCCATAGATTGCCATCAGCCCGTAAACCCTCTTCCATGCTGGATTCTTGATTTTCTCGGCACAATCAAAAATGAGCTGATCGGAAGGTACGGCTTGACCGTGTTTGGACTGTGCGATGTAGCCAGATGAGGCTTTGTCCCAGTCTGGTGATAGCTGAATACCAGCCGAGCGGGCAAGCATCCCGAGAACTGATCCGCACATCTGGCGGCTCCTGGTGTTTTCCGGGTAGGAGTGCAGTACGCGAATCAGGATCTCGGCGTCTAAAGGGCGATCGCTAGCCAGCGACTGCAGTTTCCTTAGATAAGGCAGATACGCACCCGACCAAGTGCTAGACCTGCTTGATTTGGTTTCTAGCTGGGGTAAATAAGCCGAAAATGCTTTTTCAAGCCTCTGGATTGCCTGAGCTGCGTTCATGTTTGTCAGTGGTGATTGCGTGCATTGATGTGTCATGCGGGCACCCTCTGCCCCCTGGCCTCCCTTGCCGCCAACACATGCCGGGCCCAGCCTCTCGGGTTCTTCATCCCCCGCTGGTGACCCAGCGCCACCAGCTGCTCCAGCGTCTGCGCCTGGCCTTGCTCGCGGCGCTGCTCACGGTGGGCGGCCTGGCGTTGCAGCTCCTGCAGCTCGCCATCAACGTGCTGCAGCTCCCTCCGCTCCGGCGCGAACGTGTGCCCGCACTCCGGGCAGGTCTGCAGGCGGCTGGAGATGGCCGAGAAGCAGGCCGGGCAGACCTTGACGCTCGGCGATGCCTCCCTGGTGCGCTTGCTGATGCCCTCCAGGCTCCATTCCCTCGGGTCCGTCGGCAGCCCGTGCCGGTGGGCATTGCCGGCATGGTCGAGGATCACCGCGGTCTTCCCCTCCTGAGGCCGCAGCGCACGGCCCACCATCTGCAGGTAGAGCGCCAGGCTCATCGTCGGCCGCAGCAGGATCGCGCCGGCAACGCTCGGCACGTCGATCCCCTCGCCAATCAACGCGCAGCTGGTGAGCACCTTCAGCGCCCCGGTGCCCAGGTCCGCCAGCAGCCGCGCACGCTCCGCGCCGCTCATGCTCCCGTCGATACTCGCCGCGGCGATCCCACGCGATCGGAACGACTCCGCCACCGCTTCGGCATGGGCCAGGCTGCAGCAGAACGCGATCGCGGTCTGGCCCGCCAGGTGCTGTCGGTAGTGGCTGACGGCATCACCCATCAGCGCACTGCCCAGCCGCTGCTCGGCCTCGCGCATGTCGAACTCACCCATCCGGCGGTGGATGCCGCCGGCATCGAAGCCAGGCGGTGCCAGCACACGGGCCGGTGCCAGGTAGCCATTGGCGGTCAGCCACTCGGCGCTGGGGCCCAGCACCAGCTTGGTGAAGTAGCCGCCCTGCCCTTCGCCAAGGCCACGGCCATCGAGCCGCAGCGGTGTGGCGGTCTTGCCGATCAGGAACGCCCGCGGCCAGGCATCGATCACCTTGCCCCAGGTGTTGCCCTGGATCAGGTGGTGCGCCTCGTCCTGGATGATCAGCGACGGCGCCGGGATCTTGTGCAGCCGCCGCACGATCGTCTGCACGCTGGCCACCTGCGTCGGCAGCGACAGGTCCATGCTTCGGCCCGCGGCGATGACGCCATGACGGATCCCGAGGGCGCTGATCCGGGCGGACAGGTCGTTCACCAGCTCGGACCGATGAACCAGGATCAAGCTCCGGTGGCCCTTGGCGGCTGCGGTGCGCACCATCTCGGCGATCGTGCAACCCTTGCCGGCGCCGGTCGGCATCACGGCGAGGATCCGGCGGTGGCCCTCGACGCGCATCGCGGCGCGGATGTCGGCCAGCAGCTGCTGCTGGTACGGGCGGAGGGTGACGGTCATCCGGGGCGCTCCGGTGACGGTGCCGGGGCAGCGTGGGTCGTTGGCATGGTGTGGTGGTGAATAGTTGCCATCCGCCCTGCTTGCTGCCGGCCCAGAGCCCATGCAGGGGCGGAACCGCCGGCAGTCCTCAACGGGACCGGATCAGGCCGGAGGCCGAGACACCCACCGCCTGGCCCGGGCAGTGGTCGGCGTGGCCATGGAGCAGGGCACCGGATGGCTCCGGTAGCGTAGCGCAGCGGTAGCGGTAGCAGGGTGCTCAGCGAGTTTCGTAGTCGTTGCACCAGCTGGCCGCCTGCAGGCCATCCTCATCAGGATCCGGCCAGCCCATCCCGCAGCGGCCGGTCCAGTGCTGGCACTGCAGGCAGCTCAACGTCTGCCGCCTGGGCAGCTCCGGGCACCAGTCGGCATAGCGCTCGCCGCTCACCACAGCCGCCACAGTGGGGATGCTGCGGCCTACCTGCCGGGCGATCTGCCTGAGGCTGCCATCTGCCTGCAGGATCCGCCGCACCTCCTCGGGCACCAGTCGCCGGTAGCTGCTGCCAGTGCCAGGTCGGCGACCGCCGCGATGGCCTGGTGGTTCACCATCGTGTGTCGTCCAGCGATGGCGGCAGCTGCTGCACTGGTGCCGGCGGCGCTTGGAGCCGTTGCTGCAGCGGGACACCTTGAGCACCTCGCTGGCGCAGTGGCATTCAGGGCAGGGGAGCATCTTCCATCGCGGCAAGGTGCTCACGGGTCAGCCTCAGGACGCCATCGAAGTGCGCACGGTTCAGCTCGCCCTCATGCCGGCCCATCCGGTAGGCCAGCTCACGGGCAGCCTTACATTCGGCTAGGTGGATGCCCAGCTTCCACTCGAACGTGCTGCACAGGCAGTAGGGGTCAGGCATGGGGCAACGCGCAGTCTTCCCACTGCACGGCTCCGGCGATCTGCTCGCAGCCGACGACTTCACAGCCATCGGTGAGCCAGTCCTCGCAAAGAAGAGAACGGATCCTGCGGCGTTGCTCGGGCTCGCCCCAGTGGTCCAGGTCAAAGCCGCGCAGCCGCTGGTCATCCAGCGAGAAGCCGATGCAGTAGCGGTTGATGGTCATCTCGTACGTCGGGTGGATGACGGATACGAGGAGATGGACGTAGGAGGTCATGGTTGAGGTGGGTTGACATTGAACGCCGCTCTGGCCTGCCAGCGCAGCCATTCCACGGTCTGGCCCGATAGCCCTTCGTGCTCAATGGCGTCGGCCACCAGGTGGAGCATGGTGGCCGATTGCTCGTCGGTTGCCATCAGGCAGTAGAGACTCGGGTGCAGCTGCAGCTGACGATGCAGCGGCATGTTGGCGGTGCTGGCCATGGGGTTAGTCCTTTCCACTAGGGCTGGGGTGGACGACAGGAATGACGTCGATTGTGACGCCGCTGATGTCGGCACCCCTTGGCATTTCACCGTGCCTTGCATGAGCGAGAGCTTCGCGCTCTGCGTCCTCGAAGGAACCGGCTTTGGTTGTAAAGGTCCATTGATACGTGATTGTCCTGGAGATCAGGAATGTGAACTCGGTCATGGTGTTAGTCGCTTTCAATAGGGGGTTCGTCGCTCATTAGGGCATAGGCGTCATCTTCGGCGCTGCAGCTTATAGATCCTCTCAAGCCGCAGTTTGGACAGCGTACTATCTCGCCATCAATAACCCAGGCTGGCCTTGGGTCACTGCTGAATACTTCTAACTCATAGCCACATTCGTCGCATTCCTCGGGCCACGGCTTCCATTTGTATTCAGCCATGGTCGATGACGTTCTCACTACGAGCGGGCAGCGGCAGGACGTGGGCGGGGAGCCAGTGGGACGTGTAGAAGCAATCAACCATGACGCCGGGGCTACTATCCACCGGCACCCAGATCATTGCGCCGCCTGGCTGAGCGCCCTGGATCGAGTGCAGTCGCCACTGTGGATAGTCGTCTTCCACGGTGAGCAGCCAACACCTCCCCTCCGCATCGCAATCCCCCGACCCCGGCAGCCGCTCACTCACCGGCACCGGTTGCAGCGCCGGCGGCGGCGCGGGGCGGCCCCAGCGGGCCAGGACGGCGCGGAGGCCCCGCAGGTGGATCTCATCGGCAGTGCCACCCTCACCCCGGCAGGCGGAATAGAACACCTCCAGCATGTCCCGGTCGGCTCCGGTGTGCTCGGG